ACCCCCGCCATTAGGCAATTGTAAAGTTATAGAACTTATATCTCTATAATCATCTAATAGAGTTATCTTGGCTTGAGCAGAAGCAATCTCATCATATTGTGAACCGTTCCAAACCTGTAAAGAAACCACCTTTCTAATCTTCATGCTTGGTAATTGAATAAAACCTACATATCCCCCATAAAGAGTATAGCCCGGACTATTTCTGTATTCAAAACTATGAAACTGTTGTCGAGTTAGAATGGGTCTAAAGGAACGCTTTACTTTATCATCTACAATTCCTTCTATTCTCTTAATGATATTACCTACTTGAGCAAGAGTAGGATAAGTAGAAATTGAAAACTGAGGTATCTGTAACATATTAGCAACTTCTGTTGCGTTAGTGTAATAGCCCCTGCCTTGTGTGTAATCAGGATTTATTTCTGTGTAGTCGCTTGGCGATGCAGTAATACTCAATATAATCACCTTAGATAGTTACACCTTGTCTTGTTAGCCTTCTAACTCTTTGCTTTAGTTGGTCTATATGCTTACTAATAGGGTTATTAAATCCTTTAGCACTTCCTCCTCTATTAAAGGGGCTGAAATCAAAATACCCATGTCCTGTAGCAAAATAAGTAAGAGTGATTTCTGCTTGTTTAAAGGCTTCATTAATCTCCGATAAAGGATAAGAGTCTCCAACTGCTATTTCTTCTAAGAAGTCTTCGGGGCGTTTAATTTCTTTTAGAGACTCAATACCTTGTTCATCTTGTTCAACGACATTAACTTTATAGTTTCCTTCTTTATCTAATCTCTTAGATTCTGCTTCTGTCATAGGCCTGTATTGACCTGTTTCCTCATCTTTAATTTCAAAGGTAATATTAGGTTCTTCTATGGCTTCTAACATAGGAATTTTTTCTCCGTTAATTTCTACAAATCTCGGATTACCTTCATCGTCTAATACAATCTTAGGTTTCTTCTTTTTAGGATTAGCCTTTTTCCAATAGTTTCCGAACTTACCTGTTGAACGCATTTTAGTAGTAACTTTACATAAGGCCTGAACTGTTTTTACAGTTTCTAAATCTTCTAATATGTTTTTTATAGGTTTGAGTATAAGTTCTTTATTATCTTCTACCCACTTATCGAACACCTTTTCAAATTGAGAAGTAGCCTGAAAACTTCCAAGATTGGCTTTAGCGTTTCTAAGATAACCAAAACTAACAACTGTATATTCTTCACCATCAAAAGGAATTGTTCTATTCTTGACTCTTCCATCAGCAGACATTTTGGCCACTAACTTAACAAACTCTACGGCTTTATCGCCCTCAAAGAACTGATAAACTCCGCCTTCTTGACCGTCTCCTCTTCTCAAAAGAATAGTGTCGAATTGTTTCTTTTGATAATCTTCTACCCCACTAATAGTAAAAGGAAATGGGAATTTCTCTTTCATGATTTCATATTTACCATGACCTTTTCTAATAAATCTTGCTGACTTTACACCCTTGTCTTTAATGTGCTTTGATTTAGCCTCAATAAGTTTTTCAAAGGCTTCGGGCGGTATGTCTATTAAACCATGAGCATCTTGTTTAATGTCTCTATTGTTTTTTGTTCCAAAAGAATAATTACCACTCGGCATATTATTTTTTTCAGACCAAGATTCCTTTAAGGTAAATTCTGCTTCTGTTCCTAAATCTTTGAATTCTTCTAAAAAAGGATATGGAGGAATCTTATCTAAGTCTCTTCCAAATCGCATAAAAGAAAAACCAATTAAATCATTGGCTACTTGAGTATCTGATACTAAGCCTTTCAAAGTTATGTTCTTAATATCTGCTTTAGACTTGTTTTTTTCTTCTTCTAATTTACCTAAAAGACGATTAAAACCTTCACCTTGACTTAAGAAATCGTAGGCTGATTCAGACATAATTTCATCAAACATTTCATCTAAGTGTTGAACTAAAAGGTCTTCTTGACCCTTTCTTCTTGATGCTTTTTTAGCAGTTCTTAAGTTTTGTAGAAACTTTTTTGATACATTAGTTCCCTGTGGAGGAATAAGATAAGACCGTAACTGTTGTTTTATTTCGTCTTTATCTGTAGGTAAAACCTTTGGCAAAGTTCCCCATTGTATCGCTATTTCCTCCAAAAACAATCACGCTCACATTAACCACTTAGCCCAAGCAGCACCTTTCTGAATTGCGCCACCTAATCCTAATCCTGATTGCGGCGGCTCATAACTCATTTGCCCTTGTTGGTCAATCCAGTATGGTCTGCCATATCCGTCTGTTCCACTTGGAGGAATAGGATAACCGCTTCCATTATTCATAGCATTATTCATTTGATTGTATTGTTGTTGATTACCAGTAACATTAGCAAAGGCTTGGGTTGCGCTTGGTTGTTGCATATTTCCGCCACCACCAAAACCTTGAGACTCTAAGTATTGAGTCTTAGCCATCTTTCGCTGATTAACTACTTCTGTATTAATAGCACTAAATAGTACCTTTTGAATATCTAAATCTATGTTCTCTTGAGTTATCTTTTCAAATTCTCGCATAGCATCAGGATTAATTGATATTGTATTTCCCGAAGATGTAAATGCTAATTTAACTAACATCTGACTCATAACTCTTTCAATGACATCTTCCATTAACTTTTCAAGAGCAGTTAAAAACGGTTCTCCGTGATATTGGAAAAACTCTTCAACATGATTATCTTGTAATGATAATAAATTATTCATTGACTTAAACTGCGTATCGTTTTGTGCTTGAACCGCACCTAAAACTGTTCCATTACTTGTTCCTAAAATCCCCATAATCACTCCTCCGTTTCTTCTTTAATAGTCGTTTCTTTGTTAGTATTTACTGCTTTTACTTCTTGCTTAATCATTAAGAAATTTAGTCTATCAGTTAATATATTTATTTCGCCAACTATTTCTATCGCTTCATTAGTGGCTGACCTATTATCCCCTAAAGTGGGTGGCTTAATAAAATAACCTGCCGCCGTTAAAGAAATAATATCTTCTTTAGTTAAATTTCTAACTGGCCCACTCTTTAACATCTTAGGCATTCTCGGCACAAATGCCTTAAATTCTAATCCATGTTTATCTGCGAGTATCTGTTGTTGAAGCATTTCTAATTGCATAAACATAGCAGAATGCTTAGGACAATAAGTACCTGCTAACGGTCTACCTTTCACTACGCCGTCTAAAGGAATAGGAGGCCTCCTGTAATCTCCTTGTTCCCAAATATGATGAAATCCACAAACAACACATCTGTCTTTTAGATTAAACTTCTTCCCGAACTTTAAGAATAAAAACTTCTTCTTTTCAGGAGTTAGAACTCTTATTAATTCCTTCTGTTGTTTCTTAGGTTTATGTGCTATAAACTTGTATTCTGTTACTACACCACTTGCTCTTGCTATCTGCAAAGGTGTCATTCCATATGCCCCAAATTGGTTATTCGGGGTGCTTTGTCCTATTATGTTTGGTTGGTTATACATTTTCTATTCCTCAATAATCTTTTATCATCGTCATTACGCCTCTATATACCATTTCGGGGTCTGACTTTGCTGATACTATATACTTGAAACATGGTATTCCTTTTTCATTTAATTGTCTCATCCCATATTTAAACGGCTCAAATATTTCATGTTTATCTATTGATAGGCCTTCTTCTAATGGATATTTTTCTCCCCATATATCATATTTATTAGCCCATATTCCTACTGCCATTGGGTAGTCATGTTCTCTTTTCTTCTTTCCTGTTGGCCAAGTATTTGAAACGATGGTGTCTATTAAAAATTTCCATGCTACTTGATGGTCTAAATTTGAATTATTGTCTAAGTGTCTGTGGTCTATCATAAAAATAATATATTTTACTCTACGCTTTTGCATATCTTTGACCCATTCTTTCCAATAAATTGCTTCGCCTCCTATATCGGCACTCCTAACTGTATGTGAATCGCCATCTATCTTAATGCTTTTTCTCGTAGCCCTATGACGACCTACAGTTCTTTGGTTTATTTGAGCAACTTCTCCTCTTGTTCTCAACTGATTACTTAATGTTGTTTTACCAACCATTGTTGCTCCATATACGCCGAAGTTAATAGCGTGAATCTTTTTATAAAAACCAATGATTGCTTCGCCAACTAATATAGCAAAGCCCGTCATTAAAGACATTCAATGCCCCCAAATACCTGTTACTTTATCTATTATCCAACCCATTATATTAATATCAAAAACACCCATAATGTTCCCAATAAGTAGGGCTGATAATGCTGCACAAGAACCCCAAAACCACGCTCTCATTTTAATAAAGAACATATCGGCTGAGTGCGCCCTTGATTGATTATATGCATAATCAGAATCGCTAAAGCCCATTAAGTCGCTAAGAACCAAAACTAATCAACCCTCTCATTGAAGGGCAGCAAGGAACTCATTACCAACGGTATTCTCTTGTTCCTCTTGGGGCGTGTAGAAACTTGTATTATATTGTCTCGCACTTTCACGCATTTTAGTTCTTTGTTGCTCGTCTCTTGCCTTTCTTTCCCAATAGGCAGCAATCTTTCTATCAAGAAGCCACATCTCTATTTTGTCATTAAGGGCTAAGTCAAACATAGCCTTCATAACCATAATAGTTCCTATAGTTCCTAATCCAAACAGAACAGAATGCGCTAATGGCCCATATGGGAAACTTGTTCCATATTGAGCATAGGCAAATACATTCGCTCCGCTAAGAGTTCCGACAAAAAGTATTGTCATTACTAATCTTGTATCTTGACTTAAAACCGCCATAATAAAACCTCAAGCAAATTCGATGGTGCAATCTATTCCAGCAGGAACAACTGCGGTAATGCCCTCAGAACATAATACGCTATGCATATCATATTCAACAGATGGCGCAGCAGCAGCATCAACTATCATTCTAGCGACAATTTTACCCGAACCAACAGTATTATCATACACATTAATAGTTCCCGGTGCGCCACCGCCACTTACTGCATGAATAGAAACTAATTTACTGTTTCCTGAAACAACTGTATATGTTGCCCCACCTGCTAACAATCCGCTACTTCTACAACCCATAGACATTCATCTCCTTCAACCCTTGAACCAAGCAACTACTTCTTAACCTTATTCCTCTTTTTCAGAAGATTCGGGTTCAGTTTTAGTTGTTTTAGTTTTTGGCTTAGTGGTTTTCTTAGGCTTTTTCTTAGCAGGAAGCAACAAGGCTTCTACTTCGCTATGAGTAGTAATAGCCTTTTCAGTTGTCTTAGCAATAAGTCTCAATTGATTAGCAGTTAAAGAAGATAATTCTTCTCTATCCGATTCCTCAAAAGTAAAAAGCAATTGAGGGCTATTGAGTCTCGGCAAAGACCACCGTACAGAAACCCTTTGGGAACGGTTTTTTGTTATCGTTCCCGCAGGAGTTTCTGTATGGTGGAATGTTGCTTCTTCTGCTACTATTACAGTAACCATTGTAAAGCCTCACTTTAGGTTAGTAATCTTACCTTGACCCTTAAAGTATGAACAACCGACTTCTGCAATTGTTCGGTAAAGAGCCTTGTTACCAAGAGAACCAACGCCGAATGGGTTTCCATTTGAAATACCATCTTCAAAGTATTGAGTTGGCTTCATAACTGAAAGCCATAGATGGTCTGTATCAAGGAACAACATATCTGCGATTGCTGTAGAAGCACCTTGTCCTGTACGAGTCATAGAAGCGACAGGAATCAAAGGTATATCGTAGTATGTTGAAACACGGAATCCGACTTCTTGACCTTTAACGCCACGAACACCATTGACAGTAGGAACAATTTCCTTTCTATCCATGAATCGCTCTTGGCTTTGTAATAGGTCAGCAAGTGCTTGAATGGTATCATATCCGGTTAGAATAACCTTTGGAGAACCACCCGCTTCACGAAGTAGCCTTAGCATCTTATTGATAACTGAAAGAGTTAGACTTCTTTCACCTGCGGCTGAGTAATCAGCGTTAAAATCAACTTGAGCATCCAAATAACCTGTTGTTGCGCTTCTTGCTTTACCATATAGAGTAGTCATTGTAGTTCCAGCAGCATCGTCAGGAGTTCCCGGACTTCCCGAAGTACCGGCTGAAAGCATTTCATCAGCAGCCATAGCGTCTATTTCTGCCTTTGAAGAAACAACCTTCAATAGAGAAGTATATCCTCTATCAAGGTTTGACAATTGTGTACTTCCTTCAATACCCAAATAGAATTCTAAAGGCATTGTTAGCATCTTGTTCTGTACTTCTGCATGGTGCTTACCCATATCTTCACGCATCTGCGCTCTAATATCGCCAATTCCATCATCAATTGCAGCCATTTCCATAGCAAGTTCGCTGAAATCGAATTGGTGTGCAACGATTTTAGGACTTGTATGTAGTGTATCGTATTCAGGAGCAAGTGCAACTAAACCGTCAGCAATAGTATCAAGTTTTGCATTTTCAGGAACGCCACCAATACCGTCTGCTCTTGGAGTTGTTCCTCCAATTTCACCTGCACCTGTTCCAGCAGTCAAAGCAGCAAGAACACCATCAGCAGAACCATCTACATTGTCTCCAACAGCCAATGAATTTCCTGAACCACCTGTAGGGCGAGAAGTCATAATTCTCCAACCACTTGAAGTATAAGGCCTCTTTGAAATAATTGAAAGAGCATTAACTTCTCTATTCAACATAGACCAAACTTTCTGACCGTATATTTGGTTGTAAAGTCCGGTAATTCCAGCAGCAGTAGTACCTGTTCCCAAATCTGCTCCTGCGGATTGACCAGCATGACCAGCATGTAGTCCTGCTACTGCACCATTAGACTTTAACAATTGATTGTTAAATCCTGTTGCACCTGTTAGTCCGTATGCTCTTGCTTCTAAATCTGCCATTGTATTAATGTAACTCATCTTAAATTCCTCCTACCATCTTGTGAATGTCAGACCAATTCATTTCAGCCAATTCATCCATATTAGGGAGTGTTACTATAGAGTCTTCTTGAGCCTTTAGGATTGTTTCCTTTTCAGCAGTCAAAGACTTTCTTAGTTGTGTAAATTCCTCTTTAAGAGAAGCAATCTCGTTCTGTGCGTCGTATTCAGACTTAGCCAAAACTGATTCTTTGTGTGAAACTTCACTTGCGAAGCGGGTTTCAAAGGACTTTTGTAGATTGTCGTAAGCCAACTTTTCAAGTTGCTCTTGACGGAAAGCCTCGTATGCTTTCTCGATATTAGCGTTAGACAAATCAAGAGTGCTTAGTTCTCCGTTGTCAAAAGCCTTTACGACAGGCATATCGGTTGCTTTCGGCTTACCGTTGTCAATAACCACACGGTCTGCTGGTTCGCCAATCTCGACACCTGCTCCGTCTTCGGTTGAAACAACTGCTTTAGCCTCTTCATCCTCAAAATCTTCTTTCTGTTCTTCGGGCATGGCCTCTTCTTCAGGCATATCCATGTATTCGCCCTTTTCTTCCTCGTCTTCCTTACGGAGAGTATTTACCTCAGCCATAAGCGCATCTAGTTCTTCTAGTGCCTTTTCTATTTTGCTCATTTTTTTCACTTCCTTTGTGTTTTTTTCTTGTTTTAGAATATCAAATTTCGCTTCTGGATTTATTCCTTTTTCACAGATTGTTACTTCATGTAATTCTAATTTACTTATCTCATTGTATTGTCCTAATTCCGGGTGACTTTTCTTTACTTTATGTATCGCTTGTCCTCCAATGCTAAAACTTCTCAATGAACCTTTTCTTACGCCTCTATTAATTTCTTTGGCTTTTTCTATATCGTCTCTTAATTTAATTACTACAAAGAATCCTACATCATCAACTTCGGTTTTCCATACTTTTCCGCTTTTGTCTCTATACGATTTTACTACTTCCCCAACTTGAACATTAGAATGATTAGTCATTACATTTCTAAACTTTGGGTTCTCCATATATTTTATTACTGCATCTTGTAGTGCTTTAAGTGTGATTAAGTCATTTTGTTTATCAACGATTTCTATGCTTGCATATCCTCCAATCATTAAATCGTCTTGACTTTTGAGAATCCTGAAATCACTGTTAGGTCTTGCCATAGTAGCAGAAGTCATTCTCCTCAACCCTTTCTTGTTAAACCGACTATATAAAGAACACACTAATTAGACGGTATTTTGGTTTCTTTGAACTTATCTTCATATATGTTCCATACGCCTTCATCTGAATCTTTATCAGCAGGTTCTTGCTTATAACCAGTCCATGCTAACCACATTCTTTTACCCTTAACAGGTATCATTCGGATATGTAATTTAGTTTCAAACTTATTTCCTTCTAAGAAGTATTCATGATAACCATGCCTTTGTACGCCCAATTCTACCTTTCCTGAATCAATAATCTTCTCTCTTTCAAAGGACTGTGCCACTTCTGCCGGATATTTACCCGCTTTACCGAACAAATCAAACAACTCTTTATCGTTTTCTAATTCGATTAGCCAATTAATAGTCTCTTTTCCCAACTTCATAACTATATTAACCATCTCATCTGTTCTTGAATATATTTTAAACTCCCCTTGTCTATGTTCTTTAGGTGTTTTATATTCTTTTAGAATAGATTCTTCTTGTAATATCTTATCGTTTTCAGCAAACAGTTTATCATCTTCAAATCCAATACCGTCTCTATTATCAGACCACCACTTAAGTTTCTTTGAACTAGATTCTAATACATCTTCATAAAGCGAAGGATAATTCTTAACTAAATGGTTATGTAATTCTTTCACACTCATTCCTCCTTTTGCTTTCAAAGCATTGAATATAAATACAGTTAGTTCACTTTGTTTTGTTTTCATTATAGATTCGGCTTGCTCTTTCCACATATCTAAATCCGCTAAAGCATTCTTAGACATTAGGTTATCTTCTTCAAATCCATAGATAGTATAACCATCCATGTCTCCTTTGATTATGATATTGGCTTCTCCATGAATGTAATCAGTAACGCTTATTCCTTTTTCTAATGCTTTGACATCATAGTTAAGGGATTTCTTAGTGTCTTGAGAAAGTAATTCTAAAGTAACTTCTTTATCAGGCATATCTACTTCGGGAACTTCTATCACTTTAGCAGAATATAAAGTATATCTTTCTCCTGTCTTTTTTACTTCATCAACCTTAACTCTAATAATATCGCCTATGTCTACTTCTATTTTAGTATTCAATGCTTTACCAACATTCATGTATTTTTTACCATCTACTTCTTTGATATATTTACTCTCTTCATCAGTTGGCCCGACATCAATACCTACAGTATAAGAATACAAGTTGCTTTTTGTTTTCTTTTTATCTAAAACAATAACATCTAAATCTACAAATTTTTTCCACTTAATCCATTTAGGATTCTTTCTTGTGCCTACATAGTAAGTAGAAGTAATGTCTTTGATAACTACTCCTTCGGCAGTAGGCATTTCCATAATAGTTTTTGAATACTCTTCTAAATCTTTTAGATTATCCGCTTCTCTTGTATCTTTCTTAGAAGGATAATTAATAGCGTCAGATGAATGAGAAGAATAGTTGTTAAATAATGTAGTAATTCTTTTCTCTAAAGGTTCATCTAAAAGATTCTCTTCATTGTGTCGCATAATATCAAACACATGGCATCTTAATTTAGCATCAGGGTATTTACCTTTGAAGACATGAGAAATAGTATCTGCTCTATGAAGCGGTTCATCACCATCAAAAAGAATCAATTCAGCATCGAGAATACAATCCCCATACTTCTTTTCTTTCAGTTCTTTCACTTGCTCTTTACATTTATCAGTAATGTCTTTTTTATTATAGGAAAACACTTTGATGCTGTTGTCTATTTTATGCAGTTGAACTCTCATGCCATCGTATTTTTCTTGAACTATCCAAGAACCACTAAAGCCTTTCAGTTCCTTAATATCATCCATGTCAAAAATCCTATACATGGGCTTGTTAGGAATAATGAAGTCGGATTCGGATTTCTGTTCTGCCTTTTCTATGTCCTTCAAGTCTTCAACATACTCTTCGCTATGACCCGATAAAAGCAACAGGTCAAGCAAATCCATAGCAGCCTTGACTTTCTTTTCTACTTTCTTTGAGTCCTTTCCATCCCCATAATGCTCAATAATGTAGAGGGCTATGTCATCGTATTGTAGGTCAAGACCCTCAAGACCCTCCGTAATTTCATCACTTTCCATGTCCTTGATTGCTAATGTTTGCGGAGTAAGAGCCTTATTGTTGCTTCTTAGTGCATAATGTACGAATTTAACCATTGATTCAGGATTAGACATTAATTCCTCTAACACATCGCCTTTAAATCTTTTAGCGAATGGGTCGTCAATTAATTCAGAAGTATATCTTAAAGATTTAATTCCTTCATATATTTTCTTTGCTTGCGTAGATTCGACACTACCTGCTTCTTTAGAATCTAAAACTGTTTCATCAATAAAATCTTTTAGTTCTCTTCCTGCCGCATCTAATTCTCCGTAAGATTCTCTAATTAGTTCTAATGCTTTACGCCAACGACCCCCGTATTCTTTAGGGTCTTCTTTTGCAGAAAGATAAGCGACTCTTGTTTTTTCAAATAGCCTTAGTATTTCTACCGAAGGCATCTTATCTTTTTCAATGTTGGCTAATTTCATACATACCATCACCTATATTGATTAGGTTCAGGAATAAGAGGTTTCGCTTCAACTTTAGGGTCAGCAGTAATTTGCATGGCTTCGGTCAATTGTCTAATCCTTTCTTGTGCTGCTTGGCTAAATGTTTTAGTATCGCCATCTGATTTGTATTTATCAAGTAACATCTGTAATTCTTTAGTTGCTGATTCAACTGCTTTTTCAGCAGCATCAACCGCTTCTTTATTCCATATGGGATTATCTTCATAGTCTGATTCTAAAATATTTTTAAGGACTAATACTGCCTTTTTGAATTCAGTAACTTCTCCTGCCAATCCATACCCGCTATCCTTTTGGGTTTCATTAGAAATTTTATCTGCCTTTTCGGCCTTTGGTCTTTTTACTTTAACCGCTTCAGATTCATCTTTTGCTGGCGACCTGTTGTTATCATACATAGATTGGTAAAGTATTTCCTTTGCGTCTCTTGCTTTTTCAATAACTAAACTAACCATTCTTTCTTCTTTTGTTACTTTTTGTGGCATATCAATTTCCTCCTGCTCTTTCTACCATTTTATGAATATCCGACCAGTCCATTGTAGACACATCGGTTGTTACTCCACTCATGGAATTATCTATAGTAGGGGTTGGGCTATTAGTAACCACAAGTCCTGCTTTCATTAATAGGCTATCTTTGGCATAAATTGTTTTCTCAAGGGCTTCTACTTTATCGCTCAAAGCCTTTACAATCTCTAACATTTCTTCATTAAGTGTTTTATCTTCTGTCATAATAATTACTCCTTTTTCTTTTTAGGGTGAACCATGTCGTATAATTGTCGGTAAAGCAACTCATACTCCTTACGAAGTTTGGTCGCAGTAGCGACTATATCAACATTCCTTTCATCCATGCTTTTCATCTTCTTGTTTAGTTTCTTATCAGACTTTAGCAAGTCTAATTCTTTTAGAATAGTAATCAGTTCTCCTAACTTAGTAAAGTCTTGTCCGAAGAATTCAGTAGGTTCAGCAGCCTGTAATGTTTTCTTTAGTTTCTTTCTGCCTTTAGGGTCTAAAGAATCTAATAGTTCCTTAACAGGTTTATCTTCTTTTTTGAAAGTAACTTCTTTTCCATCGTTATAATAATCCCAACTCATAATTATTCCTCATATATTTTCTTTTTGAGTTCACCTTCAAAAGAACCAATCCAATGTTCTACTTTCTCATAGTTGCCCTCTATTTTTGCCCCAAGTTCTTCAATTTCTTTTATGTCTTTGTTGTTAAAAGTATCAAAGCCACCTTCAAATTGTTCAAAGTTTTCTATTTCAGCGACGGTTATTTTAGGTCTTTTCCCTGCGTCTCCGCTAATCCATTCCGTAAATTCTGTTGCCTCAAACTCATCTAACTTGTCAATGTTCTTACTCATTTCTTTTAGGTTATCGTCTAAGTCGCTTAGATTATTGAACAGTCTTGATAAATAGCCCCTTAAACGCTCATCTCTTTGTTCAAATTTCTTTCTATGAGTTTGTCTTTCTGTAAGACTGTCGCCAGCCCTTTGATACCTGCTTCTACTTGTGTATTTATGTAAAAGTTCTGTTAATTGTTTAAGTTCAGGTGCATATTGATTTACTCTTTCTAATTCTTTTTCTACTATGGAGAGTTTTTCTTTTTCATCTTCAATATCCTTTTGTAGTTCTTTAGTAGCCTCATCAATATATTTACTGGAATCAGCCTTTATTTCATTTAGGGTCTTAGCCATACTTCTAAGTTTCTGACCTAAATCAATATCTAAATCTATAGTTTCTGACTTTGTTTCTGTTAAAACTTTCATAGCATTGACTAAGTTACTAATCTTTCTTGCTATTATCTTTTGACTATCTTTTTCTATCTCTTCTAATTCTACTATAACAGAACTAATATATTTTTGAGAAGAGGATAACTTTTCAGATTGGTTTCTAATCTTATTTAGTTTAGTAACTGCTCTATTGAAACTATCATCTTTTTGAGGTTCTCCTCTAAGACGACTAATTGCTGACCTAACTTCTTTATTATAACGCCCCATACTTCTATAGGCAGAAGGTTGTCTATTCCAAGTATTAGTATGTAAAGCAACAAAGGCTCTTATGAAACCAATCTCTTCTCCTCCCTCTACTTCCACTTTACTATTTGATACTTCTAACAATGATTCAGTAAGTTCTTTAATATCTATTTCTCTTCCTGAACCTTCTGTTTCTTCTTTAGCATCTAACATAAACTTACCTGCGGCGTTGTAATGTCTTTTATATTTAGAAACTAAAAAATTCTCATCTCTTTCAAGAATTTTCATAAGATTAAGATAAGAATTAGAATCTTGTTGTGAATTAAATGTAACAGCATAAGCATCCTGCCCTCTAAATTCATAGCCTGATTTCTCTTCATCTTTACCTACTTCTGTAACCGACCATGATTCTTGTAGAGTCTTAGTGGCTGATAGCATTTTGTTTATTTGTTTAATTTCTCTATTGAACTTACCGTATTCTTTTTGTTTCTCGGTGCGCTTTTTAGTTTTATCTTTTTTACCTTCAAGTTCGGCAGATAAATCACCTGCTGTTTCTGCAACAGTATCGTCTCTTTCTACTTTTTCAGGATTTTGTGCAGCCTGTTCAGCAGAAGATTCTTCTTCGGCTCTTGCTTCTGATTCTGTTTCTTCTGTGGCAAACTCTTCTCCTGCTTGAGCCTCTTCTTCATCTTCTGCTTTGATAATGTATCTTCTATACTGAACAATATTATCACTATTAATGTTCTCAACTAAAGAATCTTTTATCATAGAAATAGAAGCGTCTGATTTAACTAACGCCATAGTCTCTTCATCTATATTAGACTTCAATAAAACAGTCTTCAAAGAATTATCTTTAGCCAATTCAATAATCATTTAATCGCCTCAAAATGGAATGTTTTCTTTCTTGCTCCTTTTAGTAGGAGGCAACAAAACTGCATCAGGACTCGCAGTAGACGGTATCGCTTTATGAGAACTGTCGGGTGGTAATCCTCCTAAAGATAAATCTTTAGTTTTCTTTACTGCTGAATCAATATTAGAATTGATTGCTTTAATCTGTGCTAATTCTTTTTTCAATCTTATTTCTTTTTGTCTTAAATCTTCTGTCATATAATCACCTTAAAATTTAGGAGCGAGTTTAATATCGCCTTGAGTTTTAACTAATATCTCTATTAGTTCTTCTTGGGATAATTCATCTATTGCATCAATAAACGCATCCAATAAATCATCTCTTGTCATTTCAGCCAATTCCTTTTCATAAGAATCATCGTCTAAAGATTCCTCTTTAACATCTTTGAATTGTAAAGGTTCTTTTCCACCAACCATAGGTACTTTACGCTTTCTTCTTTCAGGTGGTCTATCTACCCTCCTTTCATCGTCTTCTCTTTTAATTTTTAATATATTATCCCATGTCATTTTAACCAACCCTTCTTTCAGTTCTTTTGTCATTGTTTTGATTTCCTGCTTCTAATGGTAATCCTGTCATTCTTTTATCAGGCCCTTGATTCATTGACGGTTTATTTCTTGTTGTTGCTGGATTCGCTTGTGGTTTTGAAAAGGCTTGTTCTTGCATTTGACCCATTTGCGAAGCATCAATATTTGTTCCAGCATAAGGGTCTAATTCAACCTTTCCCTCGCCTCCGCTTGGTTCTCCGCCTTCTGTGGGTTGAGGTTCAGGTTTCTTAAAGGTGAATTGACCATCTTCATCCATTTCTACTTCAAATCCTAAATTCTTAGTAGAAGCAGCAATATTAACTTCAATCTCTCTTTTTCTTAATACTGCTATTTCGTCTTCTTCTTCGCTTGGTGGGAGTTTCAAATCCCAATCAGTAATACCAAATTGTTTAATCAAGAACGGGAATACATAATTATTATACACATTTTGAGCCATTTGAACTGCTCTATTGGTGACAAGTATTTGCATACCTTCATTATTCAATCCACCACTTGTAGTATTATCAGCCATGAAGACTTTACTTACTCCATAGAACGCTGATATTCTATCTCGTAAATCGTCTTTAACAGAAACATAATCCATTTCTTTTAGACTATCCATGAACTTAATCCATTCAACCGCACCTTTACCATTCTCCGCTTCTATTCCCATAACAGGGATAAAGTGCGGGTCTTGTTCCATTTTCTCTTTGACTGAACGCCAAAAACTTCTCATAGAATCCATATTGCGTGTTTGAACTGCCAACAATCCTTTAGGCATTCTACTTTTAGTATATGATGAATTAACATAATTCTCCATAGCAATTAAAGTCATAATATTATTGTATAGAGTCATTATAGGGGATAGACCATAAAGCCTTGAAGGGTTATATTTACTAAAGTGTAAAACTTCTCCTTTCAAAAAGTATTGGTCTTGGCCATTTACTCTATTAACATAATGAACAGGGAAAACATTTCCTCCGCATTCTTCGCATCTTTCATGGGCTTCTGTTGTTAGCATTCCACGATGATTAACACAAGTAAATCCTTTAGTACCTCGCTGGCCTAATTCATCAGAATAAATAGCCATAGTTACAGGGTCGCCTCTATAAACTTCTTTGATACGATGCATTCTAATCTTACTATTACCATCAATAAAATATTCTTTTACAAGAACAATATAAGCATCATCCATAATGTTTAGGTCGTCTTCTAATTCTCTAAGAACATCAATGAATAGTTGTTCGGATTTATTTACATAGCCTTCAATAAACTTTTCAGCATATTCTAATTGCTTAACATCAGGTGTCCTTAGATTAGTGCTTTCACACCTTGAACATTCTTGAACAGGTCTTTTATGTTCTTTTCCGCAGTCTCCACATATGGCTTCATATGCCTTTTCCCAAACATAGCCACGCCTAAATATTTCTTGCTTAAGTTGAGTTATACAAGTCCTTGCTATTACCGATTGATTTACAATATGGTAAATAATAGGAGCAGTCATTAAGTTACTTTGTTGCCTCTCTTGAATCCCTATGTTGAAAATTTTCCTATCCGCAGGTTTAGGAGTAGAACGCCTAAACAGATTTGTAAAACTAAATCGTCTCTTCTCATCAGCCATAACAACACCCCTACTCGATAACAGGCTTCGCTTCTGTTATCAATGCTTCGGGAAATTTCAATGTTCCCCTTTCTAAACCTCTAACATATTGAGTTACATACTCAAGGTCTTTACTTTCTATACCTGTCTCATGTCCGTTATTATGCGCCCAATGAACGAGTTGATTAGTGGATAAATTGCTCCCACTATTGGGGATAAAAGGGCAACCACCCAAACCATTAATGCTTGAATCGAATGCACTAACTCCCCACTCTAAAGCCGTCTTTACATTATTGAATATATTATTACCCCCTACTTTTTTTTCATGTAGATGCATGGCTATATTAGCGTCTATGTTTCGGGTTAGTTCTAAAGTTTGAACAATCTTAGTAGGGTATGCTTCTCCTATAGTATCACATAGAACTATTGTATCAGCAATATCATTAGCCTTGAGTATAGCATCTTTTAGTTTATATTCGCTCGGCATACCTTCAAACGGGCAACCGAAAGCACAAGAAACATATGCCCTAACATCTTCTTTGTTAGTATCATGTAACATGGTTTGTAAATCAGAATAAATCTCATCTATGTTTTTACCTAAGTTTCTATTATTAAACTCATTAGAAGGAGAAAAGAATACATTTAATTTATTAGCACCGACCTTTTTCGCTCTATCGAATCCTTTTTGGTTAGGGATAAGAACACCGAAGTCTCCTAAT